CTTCCGGAATGGGTATGGCGTTAGCCTGTCCGTTTAGTATCCTGTCAACGTTAGGATACTGTTCGGTATACAGTTGGGTTCGTATCCAAGATTGATCCTCGAAATAGATTGAAGCTGTCGTAGCTGTAGCGGATATTCCCACAATCTTTTTAGGTATCTTGGATAGGGCGGTTACGAACGCCTTAGGGAATACTACGCCGGGTTCGGGAATGTATTGTCCATGCCATGCCTCGAAAATGATAGTCCCGTCTGTTGCGACGGCGGACCCATTACGTAGCAGGACGGACGCGGCAACCATCCGGGGTGCGGTATCGGAAACAACCTCCCCCACAATAGCCAACGCTTCCCTAACGCTATCGTCAATCGGAAGCATCATAGGGGTTGGAGGTTCGATAACGATTAGCTCCGGGTCTACGCAAGGTATGCTAGCGGAGTATCTACCGGACTTAATGGATATCGTATTTGCCAGTTGGGTAATTTGCGTCTTGTCGTCACACTTGGACAAAGCATTTAGAAGCTTCATTGCATTGGGACAGGCTTGTATATCCGTATCAATCTTCGTTGCCAGTGTAATAACTCCATTGAAGGCGACGGCCCAACCATTGGTCAATAGGCAATGGGTTTGGTTTACCTGTCCTTCGTCAGACATTGCGGGTTCTAGGAACTTCAACGCGGATAGTAGCGGGGCAGTAGCAGGGTTAGCTTTGTTAGCCCGGGGTTTCTTTGCCATGTTCGTAGCTCCATAGTAGCAGGGTTGTCCGATAGGTAACGGGCATAGTTCAACGTCCGTTAGTTCTTTGCCACAAGAACATTTCACGGCTTACGATTTGCGTTACAGGCTTCAATGAAAGTTTTCAAAGCCCATTCATATTTCTGCCGGTAGTAGGGGTAATCGTCGTCTACTACTGCAATACGTTTTAAGGTTTCCCATTCTTTGGCTAAGTCTGTTAGAGCGTCGAATTCTTTATTTTGTAGTTCTAGGCGTTTGATATCCATGGTAGCTCCGTTCAATAGATGTAGCTCAAGACTTGAGGATGGGGGCGGTTAATCCAAACGCGGACCTTTCGGGGTGTACGAAGTCTAGCTATCTGTTGTAAGGCAAGGTCCGTTGATAGCGGCGGTTCGTCGGCGCTACGCTGTCTCCACCACTCATTAGCCCTATGTTTCGCGAAGCCTATATGGTCAAACGAAACGTATTCCTGAAACATCTTCAGGCCACAGAAATAGGTTATCTTGATATTTGCAATGCCGGATTTCTTACCAATGTGACGGTTATAATGCGTCCGGTCTACGTCGTAGGTTTCGATTAAAGGTTGGCCCGTAGATATCAGGTCCCGGGTATCAGCTTGGCGTACCATCTTTTGAGCAAAGACGAATTCAGTACCGCAACCAATACAGAACTTGGCGCGGGCATGGTTATAGGTTCCGCATACGTCGCAAATCTTTACGGGAGCGTCCCCGCCTACGTTGGCCCCTTTGGTCCGGGGGATACGGGGATCATCTATCGGGCCTAGCCGGAGGGTATTGCGGGCGAAGTCCAAGACAAGGCAATTGGTCTTGCCTGTCTCCGGGGACGGGCGGGTACCGCGTCCAACCATTTGAACCCATAGGCCGGGCGATAGTGTGGGGCGTAACATTCCAATCATGTCTATGGGCGGATGATCGAAGCCCGTAGTCAATACGTTGTTGTTCGTGACAGCCCGGAGCCTTCCGGCTTTGAAATCGTCAATGATCTTTTCCCGGTCTTTGGTCTTGGAATGTACGGCTCCGGTTGGGATACCGTAATAGTTCAGGATTTCGGCAACGTGTTCGGCGTGTTCGATACCGCTACAGAATATCAACCAAGCTTGGCGGTTATGCCCGTGCTTAATCATTTCCTGAACTACGGCGTTATTAATGTCGTTCTTGTCTACGGCTTTCTGCAATTGGGATTGGATATACTCCCCCTTTGCCATGTCTACGTTTGCAACGTCCAAGGCGGTTTGCGTCTGACGGGGGATAGGGGTTGATAGATAGCCTTCCGATATCAGCCGGGTAAATCCGTCCGTATTGCAAATGTTGTAGCAAAGGTCCGTAAATATTCCGTTGGTTGTCAATAGCCCTTGGCCTAGCCTGTACCATGTCGCGGTTAGACCAATGACCTTTAGATGCGGGTTGATAACCTTCAATCCTTCAATGACCCGCTGATACATTGTGCTACTGTCGGGGTTCAGTAAATGTGCTTCGTCAATAATTAGCAAGTCACGGTGTCCAAACCGTTCAATACATTTTACGACGGAGGCAACGCCCCCAAACATGATTGGTTGCACGAAGTCACGTTGACCTAGCCCGGCGGAATAGACGCCGATAGGTGCGGTAGGCCATGCCAACTGTAAGTGTTTAATGTTCTGTTCAATCAACTCCCGGACATGAGTTAAAATCATTATCCGTTGCCAAGGCCAGTAATGAAATACGGTACGGAGGAAGTCCGCTATGACGATAGATTTGCCTGTCCCCGTTGGCATTGCAATAACGGGGTTCCCCTTGTTTTCGTTGAAATACGAAAACAAACTATTGACGGCTTCCGTTTGGTAGTAACGCGGTATCATAGAATAGACTTCCAGTTGGTACAGCCTTTCGGGATAAACTCCGTTGGTATTGTCTGTTGAAAGTGTCTACAGAACCATTGCCCGTTATCAATGGGTTCGGCATTGAAGCACGAACGGCAACTAATGTCAAGACGTTCTCCCCTATGGCATACGCCTACGAATGGGCACATTTTACATTCGAAGTAGGTTTCTTGTAGGGCAATGCGGGGCGGTAGGACCATTGAACGAATGATCTTGTCCGCCTTAGCGTGTAAGTACTCGGCTTGGGTATAGTCCAGCTTCACAACTTCAATATGTATATCATCGTCATTCTTGCCAACGGCGTAATATAATCCGTTCTTATATCCGTAGGTTTGTCCATAGCTACACATTTGGGCGTAGTGTCGGGGCTTGGAACGGAGTAGCCCCTTATCCTTCAAATCGGCAAACGATTTAGAATTATGGGTTTTGAATTCCAATACCATAGGCTCCGGGAAATCCTTATACGGTGTTGTCCCAATACTATCCGTTGAACCTCCGTAATGACCCCCATACCCCACAATACGGAACTGTTCGTTATTCGGAGCGTCATAGATATTGAAACCAATACCCTTTAGATATTCAATACAACGCTGTTCTTCGCGGTGCCCCCGATTGAATAACCGGAGCATACGTCCGCTGAATATTTCCTTTCTAGCCCAACGAAACGCTAGCCAAATATAGGCTTCGCAATCGTGCCCTATTACGCTGGCCCCTAAATGGTTACGGTGTTCTTCAGCGTATAGTTCAACGCAATGCCTATCAATATCATTGCGTATACGTTCGGATAGTATCTTGAGGTTTATAGACATACGTTCCCAAAAATATAGAAAACCGGGAACCTCCAGAACAAAACGTGAACGGGGCAGACGGGGGGTTCACGGGGGTTTGGTGTGTGCCAAAGTTGAACCCCCCGCCGTCCCAACTCCCTAAACGGGGTCGCCAAGGGAGTTAGCGGGGGCCTCCCCAAGCTGGAGCCTGTCCCGGCGCTCCGGGCTGGCCCGGCCATTGCGGGGCAGCTTGTGGGGGCTGTTGGGGTGCCCCGGGCGCGATCGCTCCCCATTGGGGCTGTCCGGGCATTGGCGCGGGGGCCGGGGCCGGAGGGGGCGGGTAGGGTTGGCCCGGGAAGGGCTGTCCGGGCGGCGGGGCCGGGGGTAGGGGCTGTCTAGGCGTTAGGCCGGGGGGAAGGGGCTGGTCTCCCCAAGGTTGCCCGGGGGGCGCTCCGGCGGGTTGCGGGGCGGCGGTAGTCCATTGACCGGCGGCGGGCGGCGGCGCTCCAGTAGGCGCGGGCGCTCCCCCTTGCCATGCTCCGGGCGCGGTACCGCCTTGCGGGAACTGTTGGGCCGTCTGTTGTGGGGCCTGTCCCCCTTTGCCGGGGTCGTTGCCCATTGTGTCTTTGAGGCCCCGAATATTGTTGATTGGTCCCCGTTCGCCTTGGGTAACTACGGCGTGAACCATAAAGGGGACGTTGTGCAACATTGGAAGGTAGTTGTCGGCGGGGGCGTTGTCTTGGGCTACGATATCATATTGCCCCACAACATGGCAGATAGCGGACAGTTGCTTATAGGCGATTTCAACTGTCGTCGCATTGCTATGCCAAAGGTTCAGATTATAGTATAAGACCCGGGTTTGAAATTGTCCTTCAATGATCTTGCATTGAAGTTCAATCATGCCATTTTGGCCGTCCCGGGTAGGTTTGACGTTGGATTTGTCAATGACAACTTTGTACCATCCTTCGGGTACAGGGTCCAACGCTACTTGTGGGGCTACCGTTCTCGCATTGAATTGAAACGCCATGGTTTAGTCCTTTCTACCGTTTGGCTACATGACCTGACATTATCTTTTGAAAGATGTGAGACAAGTTGGGAGGTTCCCATTCGTCCAAGGCCCCGGACCTGTCCCCTGCTATGTTAGTTTGATCCGGCCAACAACGCAAGGCTTCTATTCTTTGGCCGGTTTGCGGATTGCGTAAAATATTATATTGAAAGATTTCGTCCGGAAAATACGGAACTTGGTTCTGCAATTGTTGGCCCGGGAATGACGGTTGATTGAACATCATTCCGGTTTGGTCTTTGCTGTATTCTTGTTTCGCAATCAATACGACGTTTCTATCCGGCATATCCCGGAAGTCCCGGACTATCTGCAAACCTTGGGTAATGATTTCGCCGTAGGCCTTGCGAGGGTCACGGGTCTTAGCCATTTCGGCCTTTAGTATCTGTTCAACGATTTCGGAAATACTATCAAGTCCTATAGTGTTGAATTGGCGGCTTTCGTTGCTGCTAATGCTCCAATGGTAAGCCTCCCGCAAATCGCTAAGGTTACGGATTTCAAAATACGGGAGGTTATACGTTCGTAAGCTTAATAGTCCGCCTTCCGCTGAAAATATGACGGGAGTAGGGGCGGTAGCGATTAGCCGGGTCTTTCCAACTTTCGGGGGGCCATAGACCAGAACCTTAACGCCCCGGGATTGGTAAGACGCTGTAGATTGTAGCTGTATCATTCTTGAGGCTCCGGCCCGGTGATTTCGTCGCCTTCTGGAGCCGGTTTATCCGCCGGAGTTTTCGCCGTAATTTCGTCCGCCATTTCGTTAGCGGCAACGATAGCTATAGTCATTTCTGTAGCTGTTTCGGAATGTTGATAGCGGGTAGCTACTCTAGTGAATAGTGACCTAGCGTGTTGTAATTCGTCAACTGTCATAATGTCGAATACTGGCATTACTTTGGTTGCGTCCATGGTTCATTCCCTTTCCCTGTTCGATGTACGTTACCTTTGTTGAAATGGGGTTCTAAATGTTCTTCGCTTGTTATTACTAGAAATCCGTTCTTATCTTCAATTACATATCTGAATTGAAGGTTGCTACGTTTCCTAAATCGTGCGACGACGGTAGCCATAACTTTAATATCTTCGTTCTTATATACGACGCTATCGAACAAGGCGAACTTATATTCGCCTTGTCCAATAATGTTATGTCGAAACCGCGCCAAGGGTTAGGCCTTGGGCGGCGGAGGAACGGGTTCGGCTTCCGCCGGGGGCTGTTCGGACTTCGCGGGGTCCTCCGGGGGCGTCTGTTCGGACGCGGAAACCTGTTCGCTGATTTTGGTTCCCAAGGCGTCGGCGGCGGCTTGGACTTCCGCCTTGTCCGGTTTGGCCAACCGTGCCGCAACCCGAGTCAAGAGGGAGCGTAGATGTTGCATTTCGTCAACGTTGAAGTGTTTCAACGCGGCGCTAATGATCTTATCCATTGTCCTTCCTTCCTTTGTTGTAGGCCTGTAGAAAGGCCCCTTGGTATTCGCCGTCTTTAGCGAATTGGTCCGCCAACTTCTGAACCGCTATACGCTCCCAACAATTCAAATCATGAAACCCCTTACTAAAAGCGTCGGCGTATAACAGTATATCCCCGTAGGGTAATTTAACGGCGGTAGCTAAGTTCAAGAATGGGTAGCTGTTACCAATCGTCTGTATCAAACGAAGATGGGGCGGGCGGGTTCGTGCCATGTTACGCTTTAGGTTCCTCTAACTCCAGTTGGGGCGCTCCGGGAGTAATGGTCAATACTCCGTCAATCAGTTTCTTGATTTGTTGTTCTTCCGGAGTTAGTTCCGGCTTTTCCAATAGCCGGTATTCCTTGATTGAAAGTTCAGGCTTCCAGTTTACAAGCCTGTCCCCCACAACTTCAGCCTTGGCGCTAATCTTCGCAATAGCGGCTTGGACCCCTTCCGTAGTGTCTTTGTCTAGCCGGTAGTTCTGAGGGTATACGGCTTTCAGAAACCATCCGTTGCCAATGGCTACCCGTTGGGTTCCCTCTTTTGCGTCCGGAAATTGGACTTCGAATACGGCCCGGCGCAACCCCATTTCGGTAGCCTTGGCGGCTTCCAATTCGGCGTGTTTCGCTTGCCACAACTGGAGCAAAGCGTTTATATCGCCTTGCACATATGTTAGCAAACGTTGGGTATCTGGCGTATACGTCTTAGCCGTTGCTGTTTGCCATGACATAGCTATTTCCTCTTGAGGGTTTCAGCCTCTTGCGAAGTAACATTAATCAGACTTTTCATACTGTCCATGACGTTAGCACATTCGGCGCTAAATCTCATATGGTTCTGAATTTCCTGTTTGACCCTATCGGCGTCTGCAATGATAGCTGTTCGCATTGCTTGCATTTCGCTAACGATAGCGTCAATACGTTCTAGGACAGTTGCACTAGCAAGGTCCAGTGTATTCGCTACCCTGTCCGCTAGGACTTCCCCTTTGGTTGGGGCTTCAGCTACGGCGGTACTAGCCGCTTGTCGTATACCGTTCTCAAGTTCTTCAAAGTTCTTTGCCATGGTTCTTTCCCCGTTTGGAACTACGATATAAAGGGCCGGGTATCAGGCGATAGGAGTTGGCGACAAATACAAGCTACCCGGCCCCGTTGCTGTAACGCTGCAACGGGCGTGCCGTTTCGCTAACCCGGGTGTGTTTGCCAATAGTCCATATCCCGTTCCCGTCCGGTAGTCTGTCCCCGTAGGCCAAACCTGTCAAGACGCTACCCATGGGGGTTTGACAAGGGCCACATGACGGAAGCATGATACTCCCCGGGAACGATTTTCCGAAAGCTAAAAAACGGGGCCGGGGCGGCGGGCAACCTCAAGTGTGGGGGTTGAATGACATGGCATACGACGATATTCCACAAGAGTTGAAGCAATATCCCAACTGGATTTGTTGGCGCTATGAAGAACGGGACGGCAAACCTACGAAAATTCCCTATGACCCTAAGACGGGGTTTCCGGCTAAAGTAGACGATTTTAGAACTTGGGTACCGTTTGAACACGCCTTGTCTACTTACTCAACTGTCAATGGATATTCGGGGTTGGGGTTTGTCCTTTCGGATACGGACCCGTTTGCGTTCATTGATTTAGACAAGACGACGGACGCGGCAACGCTCCAACGGCAAATTAAAATCTTTGAAGCGTTTGACAGTTACGCCGAACGTTCGCCTAGCGGGTTCGGTTGCCATATCATCTTTAAGGCTCATGTCCCACAAGGACGGCGGCGCGGCAATATCGAATTATATTCTTCACATAGATACATGACTGTAACGGGAGACGTAGTAGCAGCGAAGCCGATAGCCGAACGTCAATCCTTGGCCAATACACTTTGGCACGAAATGGGAAAGGATATCAATGGACATGCTATAACCATTGACGAACCCCAAACGTTAGACGATAACACACTAATATTAAAGGCTATGGAAGAAAGCGCGAAGTTTGCGGCGCTATTCATGGGAGAATGGCAGGGGGTTTATCAATCGCAATCGGAAGCTGATTTTGCGCTGATAGATATGTTAGTATTCCATACGAAGAACCGGGAGCAAATCGCGCGGGTCTTTCGTATGTCGGCGCTAGGCCAGCGTACCAAGGCGCTCCGTAACGATTACGTCAATACAATGGTGGTTCGTAGCTTTGACCGCTACATGCCCCCGATTGATTTTAGTAACCTTAAGGCGTCGTTTAGCCGTATAAACGAGACGGCCCCGAACGTAGCGGACCTATGGTCAACCGCGCCGGGGCCGTCTGCTATGGGCGGGGCCGTACAACAACGGGGAACGGGGGTAGGCCCGGAACCGCATAGCGTGACGACACTGGTAGCGGGTAGTTCTCCGGCTGTCAATCCCTACACATTGCCCCCCGGATTAATGGGCGAAATTGCAGATTTCATTTATAAGGCGGCTCCCCTCCCCGTTCCTGAAATCGCATTAGCCGGAGCTATCGGGCTTATGTCCGGACTTTGCGGACGGGCCTTCAACACCTATAGCGGGGCCGGTTTGAACCTCTATACGTTGCTGGTAGCTGAAAGCGGACGCGGTAAAGAGGCCATGGCGTCGGGGATTTCGAAACTTATTAATTCGGCGGCAACGTTAATTCCGAACCGGCCCGGGGCTGTAGCTACTCCGTCAATCGTTGAATTCCTTGGCCCGGGGGAAATACGTTCGGACGCGGCACTACTCCGGGAGTTGGATAGGCGCTCTTGTTTTGTTTCTGTCATTGGTGAATTTGGTTTGAAGCTTCAGGCCATGACAGCGCAAAACGCTAGCGGCTATCTTGTGGGGTTGCGTAGTGTTCTGTTGGATGTATACGGCAAGTCCGGGGCGGGTAACGTTCTCCGTCCCATGGTCTATTCGGACAAGGACAAGAATACGAAAATCTTGAATTCTCCAGCGTTCTCTATTCTGGCGGAAACTACGCCGGGAACATTCTACGAAGGTTTAACGGAAGGTATGATATCTCAAGGCCTCTTGCCCCGGTTCCTGATTATTGAATACTACGGCGAACGTCCCCCATTAAGCGAAACGTTTCATATAGTCCAACCCCCTATGGAACTTGTCCAGAAGATAGCGGCGCTAGGGGCACAATGTCATGACCTAATGGCTAAGGGGCAAACCGTCATTCCAACATTTACGGATGACGCTAAAAAGTTGGAACGGATATATGGCGAATATGCCAGAACGGCAATTAATAAGCCTGAGAATAAATCAATGGCAGAACTATGGAACCGCGCGCATCTTATAACGCTCAAGGTTGCTAGCCTGATAGCCATAGGGATCAACCCCCATAGCCCCACAATTGACGCTCCGATATGGGAATGGTCGGAACGTCTCACTACGTCCAGTATCCGCAATATCTCTAGCCGGTTTGAACATGGCGAAGTAGGCAAGGACGATACAACCTCGAAACAAGAGACGCAAGCTATGAGGATATGTAATGAATATGTAAATTCAGATTTTAATAATGTATCTAATTACGTTAAACAAATGGGGTCATTTGCTGCTAACTTACATAAACAACGTATTGTGCCGTATCTTTATATTAATAAACGTTTGTCTGTTATATCTGTTTTCAAGAATGACAGATTTGGAACTACCCAAGCTATAAATAAGACGTTGCAAGCGTTAAAGGACAACGGCGAATTATTCGAATGTACGGAGGAATTCTTAAGGAAGGAAGGCGCTCCCAAGGCGGCTAAGGGTACGCTACGGGCGTTCCAAGTTGGTTAACGTTTTGGGTCTTTGGGTTAACCTTAATAGATTGCTAATAGTTCAAATTGTAACTATGGGTCAAAGAAAGTCCCGGGGGTTCGCCCCGGGGTTCGTTGGTTACTGCCGGGCCTTCCAATAGGCGTAGCCTTGGCCCTTCCATTCGGCAAGCTGTCCGGACTTCAACCAAGACAGGATATGGGGCAGGATGAACCCCTTGGCCTCCAGAATGTCCAACGGGGACTGTTTGGCCTCCCGGGCGTTGAAGTATTCTTCAACCGTGAAGTTCTTCACAAGGAACCGGGCGAACGCGGCGGCGGCTTTGGAGCCTTGATGTTTGAACCGGCCAACGAACTTGCGCTCCGGCCCGTAGTCCAGATATCCGCCCCAATAGTGGAATTCGCTCTTAAGAAACTTTGTCATGTCCGTTCTCCCGTTGGGCCTTGGCCCGTTCAACTGTCACGAATATACGGCACGAACCTACGATAGTCAACCCCTCCCGTAGTATACGGTTAATTATCCGTTAACGGGGGCAACTTCGCCCCCGATGACGTGAACCCTATCCGGGGCGGTAGCGGCTTCGTTCAACCGAGTTGTCAAGGCTTTTTCGGCAAGTTCCTTCGTAGCTGCAAAGCCTACTTTGGTATAGTGGTGGAACACTGGAATTTCCGCGTCCGGGTTTTCCGGGTCGTAGCAAAATGCTTCGTACCATGACGAATATTTGTAGGCGTAGGTATACGCCCGTTCTGACTTGCGGCTATGGGTGGCCCCGTCCTTGAAAGTTACCGTATAAGTTTTCTTGGCCATGTCCGTAACTCCGTTCCGTTGTTCCGATAGTGAGAATATACGGGCTGGACCTACGATAGTCAACTACGTTGAATACGTACGTAGTTTCGCCGTATACGGTTAAGAACCGTTAACCTTAATCAATCGTATACGGGCAACGAAAAAGCCCCGGAGGGGGGACCTACCGGGGCTGTTCCTTATCACCTTCCTTTCTGTTGATTACTGGAACGTCTTGAAACCATGAACCGCAAACACGGCGATATACCCGCCGTCAATCCCGGCCATGGACAGGGAGAAAATAGCCGTCCAACGTCCTTCCGAATTCCGAACAACCATCGGGCGCTTATCAGCGAACCCAAGACGCTCAAGAGCTTTCATGAGGTTTTCGCGGGTGGCGTAGGACTTGGCGGTATCAATGTCCATCATGTTCGTAGTTCCTGTCTGTGGGGCCTTGCCCCGTTCCTGATAGTCGGAATATAGACGACGGACCTACGATAGTCAACTACGAAAATGGGGGACGTTGGCGTATAGTAAACAAACCGTTAATGGGAACTCCAACCCTGTTTGCGGGCGGTATCAGCGTACCTCCCAAACGTATCTATGGCAAGTAGCAGCGTATCGCACCATTTCTCTAAATCCGGAATACCGGGGCCTAACAAGGCGTAGCCCGGAATAAACGCCGTGACCCGGTAGAGTTGGGACGTAGGGGTAGAATAATTCGTGACCCGAATTTCCCCTAGTTCCGTATCCCGTATCAGGGTAAGAATTTTAACGTCGTAGCCCGGAGGCTTTGCCATGGTCCTAGGCCCCTACCGCATTGTAGTAGCCAACTGCCCTAACCCGGTATTCGCAAACAAGCTGATTGAAGCTTTCGAACACGGGGCCTTGGGGTTCGAATGTGGGGACGCATCCGGCAAAGAAGATAACGGCTTCCGTTACCAAGTTGCGCTGTTCGGGGGTCAAGATAACCCGGGCGTCAACTGGATACTTCCAATTGGTCTTGTTAACAACCAAGTTGAAAGCCTCCGAAAGTTCGCCCCGGGTTACGTCCCGTCCGTTGACGTTCGCTACGATTTGAGAGTTCATTAGAGCCTCCGTCTATGGGGACCATTCCCCGTTGCTCATGAATTAGAATATACGGGGCCTAGCTACGTTCGTCAACTACGACGATTGATAGTGGTTAACAAATTGATAAAGAAAAACCCCGGGTTGTGGCCCGGGGCTTCGCAACCTATCCGATATCAGGCTCCGGGGGCCGGGGGTAGGTTCGCTGCAAAGAACAAGTTACGCCCCTCCAAACTTTCGGGCATACGCCAATCCTTGCCACTAGCTACGCTGATACGGTTCGCAAGAAATACGGATTGTTTCGGGTTGTTCAGATAGATTGCAGCGTCTAGGAACGGATGGGTACCGGAGCTAACGCCGTTCCCCATGAACAAGATTTCCTCCCCATCATGGACGTATAGCCCGGCATGTTTATCGGGCGTATTGTTCGTAATTGCATTCCCGCTGATTTCAATGGAGGCCCCGGCCCGAACATAGATACCGTAGTCGTTACTTTCCATGGATAGGCCCGAAATCTTGGCCCCGGTAGATTGGAACGTTTCACCCTTTTCATTCTGCCCCAAGTGAAACGCAATCCCGTTTACTTCGTACCTACCGCCCATAACCGTAAGGCCTAGGTTTTGATGACGTACCCCTTCGTTACAGCCCGTAATATCACAATTGAATAGGGCTGTAGCATTTCCAGCCATAACCCCAACACCCCTGATACCGATGACGTAACAGGTATTCATTGTAAGACATTGTGAATTGAACGTTTCAATTCCTACCTTGCATTGACCTTGAAACCCACAATTGGATACTTCAGCCGTAACGCAAGAATGAAGCATCAAACACTTACCGTCTTTATGCCCGTTCTCGAATATCAGTTTTTCGATAACGTGAACACCTCCGATTGGTGACTTTACGCTACGCTTGAATAATGCGTCCGGGAAGTTGCCTACGATACCGGCCCCGGGTTCGCCTTCGTAATGAAAGTTCAAGTTGGGAGTTTCAAAGCTGATAGGGCTGGAAATGAGATAGCGCCCCTTGGGGAAATAGATGTGTCTGTCGTCTCCGTTGATTGCGTTCTGTAGTGCTTCTGTATCGTCCGTTGTTCCGTTGCCTTTCGCACCTAAGTCTTTAACGTTAAGCATTGGAATATCCTTTCAGGATGGGGGTTAGTGGAATAGCAACCATAGCACAACTAGAACTAAAATCCATGCCTCCAGCAACATGACCGCAAGTAGCATTTTGACCCCCGGGCGTAGGCGCATCATTGATTTTCCTTGTCCAGCTTGCGGAAGAACGCCCCGAAATGTTGGGCCTCCAATAATTGCTTGTCTCCGGCTACGGCAACGATTTCGGCGTCTGTCAAGTCACGCAATCCAAGAGTGTCTGTAAATGCCATGACGTGACCGCAATAGACGCAAACGGATATATCCCCGGGCTTGGGTCCAATGTCCATTGTGGGGTGTGTAGCTCCGTCTAGTTCAAGTTGGCAATTCGTACAATTCGTTTTAAGGGTTCGGGTTTGAGGCATTATCTTTCCTTCCATACGTCATAGGATTGCCGAACTTCAACGGCGTATCGCATTGCCCCTTGCATTGAACGAAATTTCTTCTGGATTAGTTCCCCTCTTACTACGGCCCGATACGTCAATGAATGGGGGTAGCGATAGGCCTCTAGTTCTGTATCGTCACTAACCCATTTGAACCGGAGGCCTACGACATGATAGCAGCGAAAGGTTACGTTGTTGATATGGATTGGTTGGGCGCTAGTAGCTTGCATTTGCGAAACTCTTGTGATGGGTAGGCCTCGAATAGCAGTTGGGCGGCTAGTCGGCTGATTGTATCCCCTTTCAGCCTCCAGAAGCTAGAAATAACTTTGCCGTATGTTCTATGGGACTTATAATGACTTGTGACGGATATTAGTAGTAACTTATCCCCACACTTGATGTATGCCCTATGTTCAATGTTAGTATACTTATGGGACTTGGCCTCTAGGTCCTTGAACAATCTGCCCTCCTATGTGGGGGTCCAGCCTAGGCATATCCTTATTTATACGTCAATAGTTATCTTGTATCATGGTTAATAAAGTTGGGGGGTGGCGTTAACCTTAATACTTTGATAATGAGTTAAAAAGAAACTAGCCCCTATGTGGGGCTAATCTTCCGATTTCATGTTCTAGTGCCATGATATGGGTTTCAATCTTGACAATCGTATTCCAGTCATTCTCTAACTTGATACGAACAATCCAGTACGCAATTTCGGATTGTAGCTGTTTGATTAGTTCCGTAGACATTTATCAATCCTCCAGCTTGTTCAGGTATACAAGTGCGTCACGGGCATTGGTGTAAGCCCGGTTCAACTGTTCTTGTGAGGAATTCGAAAACGAAATCCCCGAAACGCACACCAATTGGTGAATATTCTTAGCTGCAACTTCGCTGCAACCAAAGAATTTCTGTATTTCGTTCTGGTAGTAGGTCATGTCTGTCTCCCGTTGTTCAACTTCATTCAATATACGTTGGGAATGTAGTGTTGTCAACTTCTAAGATTGGAGTGTTGGGAGACGGTTAATTATCGGTTAACAGGGGGTTTGCCTGCGATAATGATACATTTCATATTCTTAGTTTTATGCAAAATGTAATTAATCCATAGATTAGATATGTTCATTTTGTTTCGTACTATACTTTGTTCGTCTGTCTCTAGTTCCCAATGTTGGTAGATAACTTCGTTTTCATCTTTGATTATTAAGACAAGCTTAGACATGTTACTTCCCCACAAATTAGTGTTGTGTAGTCGGGGCGGTATCATAGGGGTATATAGTGTATACGTCAAGAACTCTATGTAAATACGGTTAAAAGTTGTTGTTGGGAGGCAATATCTATTATATCTAGGGGGCGATAGATATTGGTAAGCTATTGATATTAAACAATAATAATCAATATCTATGATATCTATGGAAACCGGCCTTTCTATACACCTCTATACTGTCCAACTACTCTCTTTTTTAATAGATAATAATAGATATAATAGATATTAAGTAAGAACAAGGGCTTAGCCCCTTGTGGGGTGCTAGATATCTGATAGATAGTATTCATACAGCGTATACATGATTAACCCTAATCGTTAGTGCTAACCGCTACTTACCATACTAACATAGGTTGCAATAATAAGGCGACCGCCTTATATTCCATAATGTATGTTATGCGAACACACTATGGTTGTATGAATGTGAAGCGTATGGCTGTACCTACATACATACATACATGGTGTATACCCGTTAACGTTAATTAATTACCCTAACACTCGTTAAGTATTCAAATTAAAATTAATTTTAATCAATAGACAACAACACCCAAAGCGAATTCGTTAACGTTAACGCCACCCCCCACCTACCCCTAAAATTTTATTCAAAACGTCGGGGCTACCCCATTTCCACCCCGTCTGAATTTAATCGTTAACCGTATATACGTTTGAACCTTGACGTACCCTTTTCACCCTGCTAGCCTCCCATCCTACAACAACTTGTGGGGAACAACATGGCAACCTGCCATTACGAACACGGGGGAACAACATGGCTACAGTAGCCCAACGCTACCTTGAGATAGGGGAACCGGCCCCAATGTCGGACGTAGAAAACCGGAAACACATCATGTCCGCCCATATGTCTATTGTGGGGGCAATGTCTAACGACAATTGTTCAAAGTATGTATTTGAGCAATCCCCTTCCGATACGGTGGAACGTCTTTACAAGGCAAAGGCCTTAACGTCTGCCCAATGGGCTAAAAACATTCAACTTCCATCGGACCCCATTTGGATAGAGTACCCTATTCTAACCCCGGTAGAGCGGACCAAGATCGGGGTCTATATTGCGTCTTGCGACGTTGAAATGAAATACGAAGATGGGACAATAGCCAAGAAAGCCGAAATGTTGTCGATATCGTTCGTTATGTGCAACGACGCTGTTTGCCATACGTTCGGCGTACTAGCCGTTGATATGCCTCCGTATGCTTCGCAAGAGAGTTTTGAAATGCTTACTTTGGGTTGGCCTAGGACGGATGGGCTGGATAGCGAAGATACGATAACGGCTTACGTTAGAGACGCTTTGGATTGTTTGTTTGTCCTGTCCATTCCCAAGGTATGTGAGATTAAAAAGACTGTTCATTCCCACAAGCTGCAAAAGGCTAGGGCTAGGCGCGGCAAACGTCCGTTGATCGAATTCAAACAAGTTACGATCATGATTGATAAGCCCCGGATCAAATACGAACCTAACTCCAATTCTACCCTTAGTGTGGGGGACAGGTTCAGGGAAAGTCCGGCCTATCATGCCGTTGAAGGTCATTTCAGAACCTATCATCGGGAGCAAACAGACGAATGCATACGTTGGGTTCCCA